TGACCAGCCCGCGCAGGAACCCGATGACGGTGCCGGTGGTGTCCGTGACCACGCCCGCGTCGGTGGTCGTGCCCTGCGCCACGTCGGCGCCGTCAGCTATCGTTGCCGCGCCGCCACCACCGCCACCGCCGCCCGCTACCCCCGAGGGATCGGAGAAGGGAGCGTGGCTGCCGTTGGCGATGACGCCGTTGGTGCCCGTGGTGCCGGAGGTGTAGGCGGAGACGCGGGCCTGGACCATGCGCAGGCCGGAGGCGTCTACCCGGTAGATACCGGCGGGGTTGGCGGCGGTGGTGGCGCGGGTGCCGGTGGCAACGTTCGTGGCGGGGACGGCAACGAGGGTGGGGGAAGCGGCGTCGTCGTTCGTGGCTTCAAAGGTGACGGTGCCGGTCAGTCCGGTCGGGATCTGGAAGGTGACGGTCGCGAGACCCGCCGAGTAGACCTTCACCGTGTCCTGCGCTGCCCCCAGCGTCCCGGTCACTTTCCGGTCCTGCGTCAGTAGCGCCATAGGTGGCTCCTCAACCCGGCTTAAAATATATCGCAGTGCGATACAAGAGAACGCTCGGATTGTAGCACGCTATCTGACGCTCGTCAAACTTACCCCCGGTTGGCTACCCTAACCGGCTCCTGCCAATAAGCGGGAATTGGGGTTCCAATTCCTCCAATTCCTCGACCATACTGATGAAGCGGCGCCACTGATCGGGGGGTGGGGCGGGTTCGGCGGCGATGGGGGCGCGCATGAGGCAGTAGCGAAGGGCGGCGATGGCGTCGTCATTGACGGCGACCGGCTTCTCCCGGTCCACCGAGCCCGGCTTCACGTCCTTCCACTTCCACTGCGGCAGTTCCCAGAGAAGTTCGCGGCAGTCGCGGGTAAAGAAGAGGTGGGGACTGCCCATCTCCCCGGCTCGCGGGTGCCAGGCGGGGAACTCGTGGTCGTCGTCGGGGGCGAGTAGTCCGCGCAGGCGGGCGATGCTGGCTTTTACGTCGTTGTTCCCTTCCAGGCAGTAAAGACCTGCCTGCCGGTACTGATCAATGAGGCGCTCAGCGGCACCACCGGCCGTCTGATGTTGTCTGGTGGAAGGGTCAATCGCCGTCCACTGAATGCGATCTTCCTCATTCTCTGAAAGGGCGAGGATCTCTCGCGTATTCTCGGCCGGGACGGAGCACTTCTTGTAATAGTTACGATAGACCACATAGTTGGCGGCGAAATCTTGAGATACCCAGACACATGCCGTGGGGTGGGTGTAACCATGATCGAGTCCTCGGTAGCGCGGCCATTCCCACGGAACGGGGAACGGGTCCACGACGTGGAGATCGGGTGAGAAGTTGTCGAGGATCTGGCCCTCGAACACGTCGAAGGAGCCGGAGAAGAACTTCTCCAGCCAGTCCTCGGGGTAGGTCTCCCGCATCTGGTCCAGGTAGTCTCGCGGCAGATACTTGTTCTCCAGGGTGGTGGCCCGGAAGCCGTCGTGGCTCTTGTAGCGTTTGGCGTGGGGGTCATCCACCCACGCAAAGAACCGCTTCCAGACGAAGTTCCGCCCGCCGGGGTTGCCCGTGAGCCAGAGGCAGCGGCGGCCGATCTTGTTTCGGAGGCGGCCCCGGAGCTGCAGGAAGACGCTCTCCTCCACCCCGTCCTCGTTCACCTCGTCAATCCAGGCCCAGGAGAGGTTGAACGAGCCGAGCTTCTGATGGGACTTCAGGTTGAACCCGATGACCCGGAAGCCGTTCGGGAACTGCACCTCGGGGATCGGACGCTGGCGGATCTTGCAGCGCCGTTTGATCTCGTCGGGTATGACCCCGAGGAAGGTCTTCCAGGTGGTCTGTTCCAGCTCGTGCCAGTCGTAGCGGGTGATCATCCCCACGCCGCCCTTGCCATCGGCGAGTTCTACCGACTGGAGGAACGCCTCGATGGCGCCACACAAAGTTTTGCCCGAGCCGAAGGCGCCGATGTAGGCGCGGTTCTGCGCGGCGCTCTGGTGGAAGGCGGCCTGCGCGGGCAAGGGCTTATACAGATCGCCTTCAGGTGTTCGGAGTGGTATCCGCATCCAGCATGTCCATCAGGCTGATCTTCGTCTGCTCAAGCTTCACATCGAGCAGCGCCTCGATCCCAGCGCGGTCGTTTCTGTCTATGTCTCGGCGGGCGAGCCCCACCGAGGCGTAGAGGTCGCCGCGCTTTCGGGACGCCTCCATACTCTCGGCGAACCGCTCCTGCTGCCGCTCCTCCCACTCCGCCTCGGTGAGCCGCTCCTCCAGAGGGGTCGGGTCCTGGGCGGCGACCCACGGGTGCTGTTCTTCGAGCGTCTGGAGCACGGTCTGGGTGACGGGCTGCGGATGGCCGTGGCGGCCCAATTCCCTCAGCAAATACCAGCAAGTGTCTCGCAGAATGCGCGCCAGTTCTACCGCGTCGGGATAGGCGGGCTCGGTGATGTCGATGATGTCACTCATAGGTTGTCCCGAACAGTTCGATGTATTCGTCGCATCGCTTTTCTACCTCGACGGCGAGGGCGCGCAGGCCCGCGGCCCAGTCCCGGCCTTCCTGTTTCATGTGGGCGAGGTTAGACATCTGGGTGACGTGACTCTTGACCATCGCCTCCAGCCCGAGCTTGACGATCAGCTCCCTGTCCGTCTTGATCATCCTTCGTCCCTCATGCGCGCGCGCGTATCATTCATCCTGGGCTTCTCTTTGTCGCACCGCATTGTGGAACCCCACCCACTTTCCTCTGACCCATCCCGCCCGGTTGTGGAAGTTCCTCTGCTTGTACTCCGCTTCATTATAAGGAACGTTGTCGTAGACAGTGAAGCCTTCGGGCAGGGGATGGTCCACAGGTTCAGGCGGCGGCAGCGGCGCGAAGCAGGGGCGGCAGGCCCCGGCGCGCTCACTCTTGTTGGAGAGGGACCAGCAATCGGGGCAGATAGCGCCGAGGCATTCCTTACATGAGCCATCTCCGTCGTCGCACCAGCCGCAGTAAGGCTGTTCGCAGTCCCGGCAGGTGCGGACCTGGCTCTCGACCCCATGGCAACCCTGACAGAGGAGGGTGGGCGTGCACTCCGTGCAGCGGTCGGTGTCGCACCTATGGCACCTCGTTATCATCGCCCTTCTCCTTCGCCGCTTTGCGCTCCAGCAGCTTGTCCCGCTCTTCTCGGAGAACGACAGCGTTGAAGCGATTGGCGAGCCGGTGGATCTGCTCCTTATCGTCTTCCACCCGCTCCTCCATCACCGCGAGCTTCTCCCGCAGATAGGCGACTTCCGCCGCGAGGTGCGCCACCTGCCGTTCGAGGAGTTCAAGCGTCATCGGCTTTCACGAGTCGCTCGCCTTCGATCATCAGGCCGCGCTCCTTCAGGATGTCTTCCAGCAGGCCAAACTGATACTTCAGCCCGAAGCGCACGAACCCGGCGATCTCCTCCGGCGTGTAGGTCTTGCCGTCCACTGCAATCACCCACGTCTCCTCACGATCCGTCCTCAAGGTCAGGTCCGGCTTCATCGTCTCCATCGTCTGTCTCCTCCGGTAACGCCTTCAGGCCGGGGCGAGGGACCGAATGCTGAATGACGATCTCGGTTTCGGTGACAGTCTCCCGCTTCTGCACCGCTTTCCCCACCGCGTGCGAGATCAGGGCTTCGAGGGCGATGCGGTCGGGCATCCGCTGGTAGACTCTCACGGGGGTGGCCTTCTTGCACTGGCAGTCATCCAACGGCTTCGAGCAATCGCCGCAGCCTTCATACCAGATCCCCAGCGCCAGATCATTCAGCGCCCGGTGATACTTCGAGAGGTTGGCGAGGCTTAACTCGTGGAACCGCGCCTGCTGTGCGGCGGCTGCCTTCTCACCCATCAGTCATCCTTCAGCCAGGGGCAGGTATCGCGCAGGTGTTCGGTAAGCCCCTTGTTGCTTTGCACCTTCTCCGCGTAGCTCCAATTCATCCAGAGATGCCGAGCGGCACTGCGCGCATCATCTCGCTCCCTTTGCAGCTGCGCCACCAGGTCAACGAGAACGGGGCCGATCTTCTTCCACGCCTTCAGGTCTTTCTCTTCTTCACTATCCACGCTTTTTCACCCATGATACAATCCCAGTATGCCACCTACCACCAGAAAGAAACAGCCGGTCGTGGTCGCCGCGGTCAAGCCGGTCCCGGTGCCCGTGGTCAAACCCGTGCCCGTCCCCGTGGCAAAGGTGAACGTGAAGCTCGCGCCCATCCCCCCTCAATACCGACAGCTTCCCGAGGATCTGGCGCGTGAGATGATGGCTTCCGATCAGCGCGACCTCTTACGAAAAGGCAAGAAGGCGCTGGCGGCAGGTACCGTCACCGGCAAAGGCGACATCCAGCAGTCTACCTCGAAGCCCTCTACCCGCGGCGGAGCCGGCTACATCGGCGTCGGCGGGAAGAAGACCTAGCCCCGATCCTTCCACGCGGCCAGCAGGCTATCCCCGACCACCTGAAGCTTCGCCCGCACCCACGCCTTGAACCCCGCTTCGTCCAGCCCCGCCACCTCCGCCTCGTAGATTGGCAAATGGTCCATTACCACCCTCGTCAGCGCGGAGTGGCGATAGTCACCATCCCCTAACCCAGAGGGCGGCATCTCTCGCTCGTCTCGCTCGTAATGCATCAGTCCCCCTCCTTCAACCACGGCCACCGCGCTTCCCACTCCTCAACCAACGCCCACGGACTAGCGCGATGCTCCCACTCCGCCTTCAGCTCCTTCAAGAACGTCCGCGCCGCCGCCGCCGCCTCGTCTCGCTCATACCGCACCTGACCCAACGCATCAACCAGCACCACCAGCTTCTCCGGCTCCAGATGCCCCTCCAGCGCCTGCAGCAAGAACGCTAGGTCTACCGCCACCTTCTCCCCCAACTCGCTAGCCCCTCTCTCGCTTACACTGAAAAAAGTTGACACCTACAGTATACTAGGCGGGGATGGGGTCAGAATACTGTATACTACTTCCCGTAACCCTTCCAGCCTGTCGTTTCCTCGCCTTGAACTCTTCTCCCGATCCAAAATCACCGTCGGCACGTAAGCGGTAGGGTACCCTATAACGCGGGGGCCGGGGTGCGGGGGCGAACCGGGGGGGTAGTCTCCGCCTCGCATGCGCGCCCGCGTTCACCACAAGGGCCGTGGGCACAGGTTGCCTGGCACAGGCTGCCTGGCTCTGGCTAGTGGTAGGCTGGCGCACATAGAGATA